CGGCTTTTACGGCCTTTACGAGCTTTACGCATGGTCTTCTCCAAGGTTAGAGGCGGCGAACTATTTGAAAAGGGAAGTAAGCCACACCCTTATTACCCTTTCGGGCAATTCTTATCTGCGGTGCTTACGTCCACGCTTTGCTGTTTTGTACATGTTCAACTCCTGGTTTGTTGGCGGTTTGAGTCACGTTGACTCTTACCGTATGAGGTTTTATACCCTGTTTGACGCAATGTCAAGCTAGAGCCGCCTTCGCCTTTCGACAAAGACTTGGTGTCTACCCTCGGCTGGTCAGCTTTGGGTTGTGTCATGCCTTTTGCGGTTGCCATCATCCCACCTTCTTCAAGTCAGGTTTACCCTCTGCCTTGGGCGGTTGAGCTTGCTGTTGAGCTTTTGCTTCAGCTTGCTTGGCTTCCATCTTCTTCAACCGCTCTTTGAGTAATTGTTTCATTGGCGGTTCAATCAAGTCAAGCAAAGATTCCTTGTCAATCACCTGCGCTTGGAACAACTCGAATGCCAACTTGCGGCTGTCTTCCATGAAAATTGGTGAGTTACTGTGAGCATCTACCTTCACCACATAGTCTTTGGTGAACTGTTCAGGGATGAACTTCCTGCCTTCCAGGTCTGTCAGGTGAGTCTTGTCATAGGCTTGCATACACTTGAGGTACAAGGTAGCCAGCTTTTCCAGACTGTCTTCAATGACCAGCGCACGTTTCTTGGCACGGCTTGAACCCAGACGGGCAAGCTGAGATGCGTGACCAGACGAGCGAACACCTGCTTCACCACGGCCTTGCAAGACGCTCACAATGCCAGAAGCCTCTTCAAACATCAGGTCAATCTCACCGATTTCTTTGAACAAATCAGGAGGCATAGTGGGTGCTAACTTCTCTACCTTGGCATTAGGCATATCAGTTGCAAGCAAGCCACCAGCACGGTTGAGCGCAAAGTTCTTTTCATCCAAGATGCCTGTGAAGCCAATCAAAGCGGTGGGAGGGCTGACCTGTTTGGACAGCAAGTCCAGAATCTCGGTCATGCGCTTGTTGCGTAACTGCTGGAGGTAGACCAGGCGGTGAACCTCAGAGCCACCCCAATAGTAGTCATACAGTGGGTTAGGGCAAATCTGGACAAAAGGCAATTCGCCTTTCAAGAACATCTGCTCGCCAGGGCGGTCATAAATGATGACATCAGGGTCAGCCTTGGTGACGCACTGGTAATCTTTGGTTTCATCATTCCACACCCACAACTCTGTCATTTCCACCGTGTCTTCAGCAACAGTGGCTTTGTAGGTGGGGTTTCCGTTCAAGTCCAGATTGACGTTGCCGTACATGGTGGGGTTTGACGCAGACAAGATGATTCGCTGAACCCCGTTGGCAACTTCTGTCCGTTCATGCTGTGTGGACATGACTCTTGCAACAATGCTTTCCCTGTCTGGGTGGCTGTACAGCCTGTCGTACAACTCAGACTTGGTGATGTAGTAGGTTTGGACGATAGCCTCTTGTCTGTCAGAGTAGGGGCTGTCTTCCCGCAACACACCCATACAAGCTGGCTCGACCATGTACGGGTGAATGCCGTTGTTCATGACCAATTTGACAAAAGTGGTGTTGTAGCAAAGCGCCCACGTGACGGCGGTGGAGAAAACCTGGTCGGCATTGGAGTTCAGCCACTCATCGTGCAAGGCTTTTGTCAGGGACGGAACTTTGTATTGTTCTTGGTCTGGCACGGCTGCGCCAACATTGATGCTGAACCTGGTGGTTTCTGCGGAGTACAGGAACGAGGTCAGTTGGTCGATGTGCGGGTAAATCTTGTTGTACAGGGCAGGTACTTCATCTGGCCCGTTGCCAAACAAGTAGTAGGAGCGAAGTGACCCATAGGTAGGCTTACGCTCCTCCCGACTGACCAAGCATTTCTCAATCAGGTCTAAGTAAAAGCGATGTCTGTCAAGTGGGTTCTTCGGAATTCTCATCTCTTCACCTGTAAGTTATCTGGGTCTGCCATGTAGCTGGCTGCTCTCGGCCCTTGCAGGTCACCCGCTGCTTTGGGATTGATGCCTACAGATTCTCCATTAACAGACTTGAATTGTCCACCCATGACGGATTTCATGCTGATACTGCCGCCTCCACCCCAGATAACGGAGTCACCAGGGCGTGTTTGTTTCTGCTGTTGCTGGTTTTGGGCTTGCATAGCGTCTGTAGCCTCGGCAAACTGCTTGTCAGTCAGCTTGTTCTTGCGTTTCATGTAGCCAGTCTGGTGTTCACCCGCTTTTGTGGACTTGATGTCCGTCATATCGTACTCAATAGCCAGTTGCTTCAAGTTACTGTCGGTTGCAGACGTTTTTGCCGACCTTGTACCTACTGGTTTGAGGTGTACAACGGATAATTCCCCTTTGCAGTGCTTCATGGGGCATTGAGCCTCCCATGCTTCAAAGATTCCGTGGTTTGTGCAGTAATAGTCTCTCAGTATTCCCATTTTTACCCCCTTAGTGCTTCGTCAAGTGAAATTTCGCTGTAATCGTGCCTGTTTGTCATCCCAACCTTCACTTTGATGCCCTCTGACGTTACTTGTAACCCCATTTTGGGCATAAATACGGGCTGAGATTCTTTTCTGTAGTCCACATAGCGGGTGTTATCCCGCCTTTTCATGACCTTCACATTCCCTGCTTTCCACTGCTGGTAGGCCTTACTGACCCTACGCTGGACGTTTTCAGTCAGTGGTTCTGCGTTGTAGATGAATACATCGTAGAAATGCCCGTAACTTATCCCTGCAAGTTCGGCAAAAAGGGCGATAGAGATGCCCCTTTCCTTGTCTGCAACGAACCGCTGCATGTGTTTTGTAAGCTCACGCTTGGATAAGGGGGTCATATTTGTACTCCGCTGTGTAACCTTGGCTTTCCATCCAGGCCATAAACTTCATTTCACCGTGGCTGACACGGGGGTCGGCAGGAACAACAATGTGGCTGTCTGTCACCAGCTTCCTTGTCTGGGCATGATGGCCCAACAAAGACCCAAAATCAAAGTCTTCTTCGTGGAAACCAAGACCGACATATTCAATACTGAAGTGTTTGGCAATGTCGATAGGGCAATACTTGTAGCCGTAACCTTCCAGGACAGGCTTGAGGATGGCTGACAACTGAGCATCCTCATTCCACCCGTGTATCTCATTGCTGTTCAGGTGCATGATGCCGTGCTTGTTACAGGCTTCCAGGAATCTTTTGCTACGCAGGGAGAAGCCACCATTCTGGACAACAGAGACAGGCTCTGTGGCTTGTGTCCAGGCAAACTTCAAGTACAGGTGACCGTTACCAAAAGCGCAGTGTGAGGGTGCGCCTATGTAATCGTATTCGTAGTATTCAGGTTTGAAATTCTTTCCGTTCAACACCCAACCGTCATCTTGGACAATCAAGCAGAAGTCTGTCTCTATGTAAGCGTACAGGCTGTGCATGGTGAAGAGAGAGTAACCAAGATAGTCTATGGGGTGGCAACGCTTCCACTCCACACCCTCTGGCATGTTCTCAGGCTTCTCAACAGAGATGAGCAGACCTCTGCTACCAGGCAACTCCCTCATAGACCTCACGATAGAGGGCAGAGCAGAAGCACCGTTGTTGTGTCCGTAGATGGACACGATAGTCAGTTGGTTATGAACCATACATGCCAATCCTTTTCAAGTAATCAGAAACATTTCTACCAACAGCAATTTGTTCAGGAGAGAAAGACTCTTGAGCTTCGCTGACAGCACGGGTAATCTTCTGCGCTATCAAGCGTGGCTGAATCTGTTCGGCATAAGCTACAGCTGCCAAGGCAGAGGCAATCACCCTGTCATCTTTGCCACGACCAGGTGCGCCTAAAAATCCGTTCTCCCGCACGATACCTTTCATCTCTTCCAGGGTATCCATGCTGAGAATCTTCATCATGCCCCGCTCAAAGTAATCTTTCATGTACTGCAACATGCGTTCCTTGCTGTTGCTGGTAGTCAGGTAGCCAATACTGTTGGAGAGGCCACCAAGGGTGTCGTTACGCCTCCAGATGTAGTTGGACATACTGCCAAGCACATCCATCAAGTCCTTGCCTGTAGAGCCTCCCATAGAGCTTGCCAAGCGTTTGAGGTTTCTCAGTTCATTGATGACAGCTTGACCAGGGCCGTTGACTTCCAGGTTCAGGGTACTGTTCTTGTATGCACCTGCAAGGTGGGCAATGACCCAAGCAAACTGGTAGGTGTTTAATTCCGAGGTGGCAAACTCAGCAACTTGGTCAAGCCCATCTGCGTAGCATCTGTAAACTTGGATACAGAATCTATCTGCCCAATCAGAGCTACCGTAGGCGGGGTCAGCACCAATGACGTAGTAAGCAGAGTCAATAGGCTCTTCCCAAACCTTGAGCGTACCCAATCTCTCAGTTGAGCGCAGGACTTCTGTATCTTGGAAGAGTTGTCCAAAAGCATAGCGGTAGTGGTCACAGTCTGTCTTCTTACTTGTCTTGGCTGCTTCTGTACATCTGGTGTGTGAGAAGAAGGATGTGCCAGTCATCACAAAGGCATAGTCCTCAGTGGGTGGGAACTCTTGGTACATAAGAGCATCGTCCTTGATACCCTCGTACATTTTCCAGCGCCACCAAGCCATCTGACGGCTATTGATTTCATAGCCGTAGAGCTTCTTGATGTCTCTGTGCCATTCCTTCTCTTCACCTGTCAGCTTGCCATCCCAATACACCTTGTAGATGTTGGAGTCGGCAGGGACTTGGTAATACTCGTTACGCCACCAGCCGCAGAAGATGGCTCTCTGTGTCTTTGCTTTCTTGGCAGTCTTGTACATGTCGTGGAACATGTTGAAGCCCTGGGCAGTACTCTCGAACATGTACAAGCGTTCAGGGTTCTTTTCAGCCAGTGAAGCTATCAGGGAAGCTAGACCTTCTTCATTTCCCCAAGACGCTGTTTCAGTGCCGTGTAGGTAAGTGATAGCTTTGCCTTGACCCAAGCGAGACTTGTTGCCAGCGATTTGGTAAAAAAGTCTAGACCTGTTTTTGAGCACCATTTGATTGCGGTTGTGAGCAACCAGAGGAATCTTGTACTCCTTGGGTAGACCTTCAAGATACATTGCCAGTGTTGACCTGAACATATCTCTGTTTTCTTCAGTATCGGCAACAAGAGTGCCCTGCCAACCAGGGTGAGTGAATTGCCAATACAAATCAAGGGCAAGGCTGATAGTAGTAATACCCAACTGCCTACCTTTAAGAATAACGAAGAAATGAACATCTTCATTCAAGCCTTTCTGGATTTCATCCATCACGTATGTCTGAGTACCCAAGAGAGTACCCATCTTTTTCAAGCCTTCTTCCTTTGTCTCAATCTTGAGTTCGGAACAAAACTTGTAAAACTTCTTCAGGTCAAAGTTCATTCCGCAATCTCGTAGGTCATCTCAAAGATGTCGGGCTTGCAAGGATAGTGCTCACCTTTAACCCCCGTAATAATCCAGTCGCCGTAATTAACTCTCATTTGACCTTCCAACGTATTGACAAAGAAAAAATATTCTTTCTTGCCTCCCTCCATCAAAGACCAACCTGGCATGACGGCATGATGGTCACCCATCTTGAACCACTGCGTTGCTTCTATGACTACAGGTTTTTTTCTGAACTTCATTACATGTCCTCTATGTTCCATTCAAGGATGCTTGCAGCAGCCTGTTTGTTTTTTGCACATCTGATTAACTCTGCGACATATGTGGGTGAATACTTGGCTTTCCACTCTGCTACCAGCTTTATCTTCTGCGTCTTCCTAGTGCAGGACAAGGCTCTGCGAAGCTCTTGCTGAAGACGAATACGACTCTCCCGTAATGCCATCCTCGTATCCTGCTTGGTATCCATACTCCACAGCCTTCTCTATGCTTATAGCCATCATCACCATCATCTGCTCCGTACGGGCGAGCTTGGTCATCAGGTCAGCATAAGCCTCCCGTAACTCATCCTCACCCATCCAGAACAATTCATTCATTCTTCGTATCCAGCCCATTTAAACAAGCAAACGTACATGTGTGTCTCCCACCGCATTAGAGGTTCATATTTATGCCAATCAAAACAACGCTCTGCTTGCCAAAGCCAATACTGTTTGTTCACGACATCCTCCACACACGGACTACATCACCCTCAGTCCTGGCAGCAAAGTACCTTCCCAACCGCTTACCAGCCCTGTAGTTGGCATTCAACACCTTTGCCCTGGCATTCAGAGGCACAACAAAACTATCCCCTACTTCCATCTCCTCATAAGGGTAAGCGTAAACAGTACGCTGTTTAGGCATACTCACTCCACTCTCTAGCACTATCTCTGTAATCATATTAACCCCTCTACTGATAACTCCATAGTATAGAGAAAAAAAAGGTTAGTCAAGAGCTTGATTCCTGACCAACCTAAGAGCAACTGCAAAAGCAATTTACCAGAAAAACTAATTTTTTTTATGGGGGGCGAGAAGTGGGGGGCACACCATTACAGACCTCACGACCCATCTCCTGCTCCACTGGCAAGCGTCTAGCGTGAGTGTGTGCGTCTAGCACCCAAACCCAAACCTGAGCAGGGAAGAGGCATAGGGGAAAACTATCGACAAGGGTGAGCGGATAGGGCTAACCCCCAACTGGTTCTAACGAGTGGACAGGCTACTGCTTAGACTACTATTACAGAACACACTCTAGAATAATCTATATTGTACTATAGTCTAACCCTAGACTAGAACACCAGTGGCATGAACAAAAGTAGTCATAGAGAAAATCTAATAGTCTATGCTTTGCAATAGAAATAAATGTGTCATCCGACTATTGACTTGCATCGTTATAGTCTTATAATTAACTCACTGACTAACACAGTCAGCAACAAACAGGAGCTAGTAGCATGACACTCACGAAAGAACTTCAGTATAGGAAGACAGCACTCATCTCAGCGCAGAGAGAGTTCACCAAGAACCCTAGCGCAACCAACTGGAACAAGGTTATGTTTCAGATGGAGTACTACCAGCTCATCCACACCAAAGCACAAGACGAGCGTGAGAGCAAGCAGCTCTGGAAGGTTGCGGCCTGAGTGACACCTAGTAGCATCTCTCGGGGTGCTACTGGATTGCCACTTGCAATCGTCAACCAACACAAGGAAGTTCCTATGCTTACATTCTCATTCGATGAACTGGTTCAGATTGAACGCACGCTAGAGCGTGTCTACAACGCTGTCTCATCACTGGCAGACAAAGAGACTGCTCAACAGTTAAGCCTTGCCAAGTACATCGTGGCAGAGGTCAGACACTGCGCCAACACGCTGGATGTCTCAGACGAGTTACTGGTCAACCCCGACATTCTCAAGACCGCCGCTATCAAACGACTGGTCAGCATGATGAAACAAACACAGGAGGCTTGAACATGGAATACAACTTTTTTGAACAGTTCGCAGGTGCAGACCTTGACCGCTTGAGCGAGTGCTTGAAGGCCATCAGAGAAGCAGGACTCAAGACCGACAAGTACACACAGGCAGGAGTCAACCAATCGTCTGGCAACGTTTGGGTGTGGTCAGAAGACTGGGCAGGGTGTGTGGCCTGTTCTATCGGGTTCAACGTGTTCTGGGTGTATTCATGCCCTGAGTGTGGAGAAGAGCACGAGTTTGACTCTTACCCTGAGCTAGAGGAGTTCGCAGCAGAGAATAGGGAAAACTGCACAGCTTGTCGCACTGAAGAAGTAGAAGCCTGATAGTTCAACTGCTAGCCTCTACTGGGGGCTAGCGGGTGCGCTATTGCACTACAACAGAAGGAAGTTCCACATGCAAACCCTCAAAATCGGTTCAACTACTTACAAGGTCAAGCCAGAGCGTACAAACCTGTTCGAGCTGGTCAGCAAGTGCCACAAAAAGCCCAGAGTCAAGCCAGGGAAGGCTCGCAGCTTCCCTCTGTTCACACAAGGCATGTCAACCTCTGAATACGTCCGCTTGTATTTCCTGAAGAATGAAGCGGTGTTCGGTGCATATTCAACAGCCATCTACGACCAGTACGTGCTTAACGATGCCCCTTGTGCCTTGTATGAAGGTGAGGATGCCTATTGGGAAGAAGAAACCCTGTTAGCTGCTTAACCGCCCCTCTAGCCCCTGACTAGGGGCTATTCTTAACCTTTGGAGATTGACAATGATTAAATTCAAGCCTGAGTCCCTGAACGACACTACCCGCAGGTTTCCCCGTACCTTGCAGGAAGCCTTTCCCTCTGCCCCTGAATGGCAGGATAAGCCCCATCTGGCAGACAGAATCATTGTCTATCTGGGGTGTTTCGTGGCGGGTTACCTGTTAGCCCTATTGACTATGGGCTATTGACAAGCCCCTAAAGGTTAGTGATATGATTCGCCCCATCGTAGTGATGCACGATAAGCAAGCCCCTAAGTGTCTGTATTGGGGAATCCACCACGGATTCCGCATCACCCAGTGCAGACGTTTAGGGGCTTTTTTATTGTCATCCAGCGTTCGGGGGCATCACCCACCCCTTGTAAATGTTGATGCGACAGATACAGATAAGCGTGACGAACTGGCCTTGTGTCTCCTGGGTGAGCATCCCTCGGGGCAGCGACAAGTCGGGTTTGACAAGGTGCTAGTAGCCCCTTTGTTGAATAGTCTAGATAAACGAGAGCATCTATCCCCTGTGGATAACACAGTGGATAAGTTACCCACAGGCACTCCCTCGGGTGGCCCTTCTACGTCTAATGTTTTAAATTTACAAAGGGGATACGGATACCATGACTAGAGAAGAAGCAAACCAAATACTAGATGAAGTGAAGTCAGGGGTTAATCGCCCCTTGTTGGAAGTGACAGAAGCGTTAGTAACAACAGGAGATATAAATGGAAGTCTTAGGCTGGTGCATGATGTTTCTCGCAGGTTTCATTCTTACGATTACTCCCATGCTACTTATTTTATTTTTGAAGATTAGAAGGGAGAACCCATGTCAGTCCGACAAATAAGAAAACGACACTACCAATTTTTTTTACACAGAGAAAGGAAACCCTATTGACATCATCTAACTAACTGTGCTTATAATCTAATCCTCAACATTCAACTGAAAGGTTCGTGACCATGAAACTGTGTATCAACTGCAAATACTGCCTAGCATCTACCGCTTTACCAGATGACTACGAGTACGCCAGATGTGGCTTTGACAGGCCTTCTAGCCCCGTTACAGGCCTCCTACGCTCTATCCCTGAACTACCCTACTGCTCTTCTGACAGAAGCCGTTCTGGACGCTGTACCCTCGCAGCCGTTAATTGGGAACGTGCTGACCATGTAATGACTCCAGAAGAGGAAGAAGAACTCATGAAGGGAAACATCGTATGAGTGACTTCACATTAGCAGATGCTTACGGGAATCCTTTCCGCTATGTAGGCCACATCAAGTCAGCAAGGGTAGAAGAGCTGTCACTAGAACACGACAGCATCCGACACAAAATCTATCGCCTGAACAACAAGATGCTCAAGACTGACAACCTTGAACAAAAGAAACAAATAGAAATTGAAATAGAACTTCTTAAAGTTAAGAAAGAAAATACCCTTTCTAACCTTACAAAGTCTATGCTCAATTACAGGATAAAAAGACTTCACCTACTTTGGGTTCAGTGTGTAGAAGAACTTTGCGGTTCTGAGCAGTTAGCAGAATGTATCGCTTGGCTAGATGTAAACACACAGGAGAACGTGAATGTCTGACTTTTCACCAGAAACAAGAAATAGCGCAATTTGGTCTGGAGACTCCCGCAAGGTAGCTTCTGGCAAAGCCAACGAAGTCATCCTCACCAAGCAAGGCAAGCTGGAAATCCCAGACCTGTCTGGCATAGAAGCTGTCCAGATGGGTCATGTGCTTGAACCCGTCATAGGCAGACTTGCACAAGCCCAACTACAAACAGAGTTGACCAAGATTGAAGATGCTCTGACCCACCCTAAACATACCTGGCTGAAAAGCCACTTTGACTTTGCAGGGAAACTCGGTGATAAAACAATTCTTGTCGAAGCTAAGAACTACAACGCTGGTGTGCGTGGTAAGTTTGATGTGTCTGGTATCGCACCCTCTGCGGATGTTGCACAACTGGTACACGAAGCTGCTGTTTTCGGTGTCGATATGGTTTATCTCGCCGTTTTGTTCGGTGGTCAAGAGTTCGTCCTCATTCCGTTCCACATCACCGACCAACAAAAAGATGAACTTATCAAACAAATGGCAGTCATCTGGGGTCATGTCCAAGCAGGGACAACTCTTCCCCCAGAAGACCTAGACCAGGTAAAACTCCTCTACCCAACTGAGGCCACAGGAAGCATTAAAACAGCCTCTGCAAGCGTAGAACAAGCCTGTCTAGCCCTAGCCCAGGTCAAGGCCAATATCAAGGCTCTAGAAGCCCAGGAAGAGCAGTATCAGACCCTTGTAGCTGGCTATATGGGGGAAGCCTCCACACTGTCCAGCATAGATGGTCAGGTGCTTGCCACTTGGAAGAACGCCAAGCCAAGTGCCAGGTTTGACTCCAAGTTGTTCCAGTCAGCCATGCCAGACATTTACAACCAGTTTGTCAGGGAAGTGCCTGGTTCTCGTAGATTTTTAATAAAGTGAGGTTCACATGTTTTTTAGAAAAGATGCAGAGTTAAGTGCAGAGATAACACATCTGAAAAGTAGGGTTGCCTATCTCAGTCATGATGTACGTATCTTGAAAGACCAGTTGGGTATTCAATCTCTACGTTTAGATGCGTTGATGAAAGCCTATCCTTATGGCCTCAACAAAGATGGCAGTCCTCGCAAGAAGATTGGCAGACCACACAAGAAGGTGACAGCATGAAAGCCTATCCTTTCCTACACAAACACCCTACAAGTGGTCAAACAACCATGTCAGAAGGTATGGACTTGCGTGATTACTTTGCTGGTCTGGCAATGATAGGTTTATTGTCTTCTGAAGACTGGACTACAGATGCTGGATTTGATGAAACTGCACACTGTGCATACAAACAAGCAGACGCAATGATGAAGGCCAGGGAGGTTCAGCATGAGCAGTCTTGACCTTGCCGTATATGTGATGGCTGCATCCTCAGTCATAGAAACACTAATCACAATCTGGGAGAAGTTCTATGTCTAATATCGTTCCGTTTAACGACATGCAACAAATGGCAGAGGTTGCAGCATCCAGCAAGATGTTTGGCTTCAAGAACACAGGTGAAGCCCTAGCCATCATGCTTCTGTGCCAGGGTGAGAACATGCACCCCGCAGTAGCTATGCGTGATTATCATGTCATTCAAGGTCGTCCAGCATTGAAAGCAGATGCCATGCTTGCTCGCTTTCAACAAGCTGGTGGTAGCGTTCAGTGGAAGGAATACACAGATGAAAAAGTCACGGGATTATTCTCCCACCCGCAGGGCGGTTCTCTTGAACTCAGCTGGACTCTACGCCAAGCGAAGGAGATTGGAATTGCCAACAAGGATAACTGGAAGAACTATCCTAGAGCGATGCTCCGTGCGAGAGTCATTAGCGAAGGAATACGCTCTGTATTCCCAGGTTGCGTGGTGGGTGTCTACACCCCAGAGGAGGTACAAGATTTCCAGCCTACCCCACAACCAACGGTCAAGCACATGGGTGAGGTCGAACGGGTGGAGGATGTACACACGCATGTTCTATCAGAGAACGATGGCGCTTTTGCTCTCCACATCCCAGGTACGGAAGAACCGTATAAAAGATTTGCAACAACAGAAGATTGGATAGACGGCTATGCCGACATGGTTTCCCGCATTATTCAGAGCCAGAAATTCTCTGTGGAGGAAAAGACAGTCAAGCTCGCAGCTCTCAGTGAATGCAACCTCAGTGTTACAGAAAACTTCAACACTATGGCTAAAGTCAAACTCAAAGGAGCTATCGTCACAGCAGGAGGAACAGCCTCCCCAAAGCCCGACAAGTCCCCACCACCTCCAGATACGGGACTCAGCGAATGAATATTTTGACCCACCTCACAAACGTTGGTAGCTTGACACCTCTGGAGGCATTAAATGAATACGGGTGTTTCAGGCTTGCAGCACATATCGAATCTCTGCGAAAAGACGGACACAGAATCTTTACGGAGATGGTTAACGAAGGCGGCAAGAAGTTTGCCAAATACACACTCACAAGGAAGGACTGAAATGTCAACAGGAAATGCACACAAAGAGATGCCTGGTTCAGGTGTCATGTATTGGGAAGAAGAGGAGATGCGTAAGTCTCCCAAAGGCCCAGACTTCAAAGGCTTTATCGTTCTGGAAATGGACTACAAGGCTGGTGAGAAGTTGAAGATTGCTGCATGGCAAAAGCCTACCAGCCGTGGTCACAACCTGCTGGCATTGAAAGAAGACAACTGGAGCAAGAAGAAACGTGAGGAAGAGATGAAGGACAAGGAAGTCACACCCTCCTACGCACGTAGACCATCACGTTCACAAGACGATGACGTACCCTTCTGATGGCTACCAAAGTCTCACCCACACAGCGTAGTCTGGCTCATTTACGTGAGCAGGGTTACCACGTTGAAATTGTTGAGAAGTGGAACAGCTTCACTAAACAACGAAAAGACCTGTGGGGGTGGGCTGACCTTCTTGCTATCCGCAAGGGTGAGGTTCTGGCAGTGCAGGTAACAGCCTCTGCTGTCAGTAACCGCATAAAAAAGATTATGGCCTCCGACACGTTAGCTCTTGTCAGAGATGCTGGAATCAGGATTGAAGTACATGGCTGGCGCAAGTCAGCAAAGACCAACAAATATGTTTTAAGAATTGAGGATATATCGTGACCGACATGCAACCACCAAAACAAATTGTGATGAGCCAAGACTCTATCAACAAGGCCAACAACAGCATGAACTACACCATGAACCTGGTGAACATGTCTTTGCAACAACTGTGGAACATTGCCTACCAAGCTGGCTTTGAAGACGCACAAGAAATCATGAAGACCGACCAAGGTATCCAGCAATGAGCAAAGCACACATCTTCATCGCAACACCTATGTATGGTGGCATGACCACTGGCTATTACTGTCAGTCACTGGTGAATACAACCGCTGTCATGCGAGCTAACGACATAGACATGAGCTTCTCCTGCATGTTTAACGAAAGCCTCATCCAGCGTGGCAGGAACGCTCTGGCACACGGTTTCCTCCAGAAGAAGGAAGCCACACACTTGATGTTCATTGACGCAGATATTCGCTGGAATCCTGCTGACATCGTGAAGATGATTGAGGCAGACAAAGACATCCTGTGCGGCATCTATCCTAAGAAGGAAATCAACTGGCATGGTGTCGAGCAAGCTGTCAAAGATGGCGTGGCTGTTGACCAACTGAAGACCCGTACAGGCAGCCTGGTGGTTAACCTGGTTGACTACCAAGGAACAGTCACAGTACCAGCACATGAGCCTGTGGAAATCTGGAACGGTGGTACAGGGTTCATGCTTATCAAGCGTGAGGTGCTGGAAGACCTGGCGACAAAGATGAACAGCTATGTCAATGACGTAACCTTTCTCTCTGGCGAAATCAAGAATGACAAGATTGTGGAGTTCTTTGCCTGTGCTATCGAGGAAGGTGTGGGACGTTTGCTGTCAGAAGACTACTACTTCTGCCAAGAAGCACGCAGACATGGGTACAAGATTCATGCTGCTCCCTGGGTGGTTCTAGGCCATTTTGGTAGCTACCTCTTTGAAGGTGGTTTAGTCCCTGCACCATGACCATCTCTCTTGACCTTGGGTGCGGAGAAACCATCCGCAACCCTTACCAAGCAAACCAGGTGGTAGGACTTGATATTGAGGACGCTGACCTTGCTATTGAGCCTATCCCCTACGCTAACGAGTATTTTGACTACGTGACGGCATACGACTTTCTGGAACACATTCCCAGGCTGTTGTATGTCCCACAACGCAGATACCCGTTTGTGGAACTCATGTCAGAGATATTCAGGGTGATGAAGGTGGGAGGAAAGTTCTTGTCCTCGACTCCTGCCTTCCCTCACAGTGCGGCTTTCCAAGACCCGACACATGTGAACATCATCACGCCAGATACGTTCTATGAATACTTTGATGACCAAAAAACCTGGGCAAAGCAGTATGGGTTCAAGGGCGCATTCCATATAAATGAGATGCGCTATCACGGCCCACACCTGCTGTGTGAGCTACAGAAGGTTCATGTCAACGTTTAGCAGTCTTTGCTGAACGCTTAAATGCCGCCTTGGTAGGGTAGCCTTTCTGACCACGCTTCTTAGCTGGTAGACCTGCTGCCCTACGTCTGTTGATGTTGTAGTACAAGCCACGCTTGGCTTTAGGTGTGTATGCCATTATCTGCACCCCCATCTCTTTCTTGCTGCTTTGCCACGCTCACCCGTCCAACTCTTGCTTCTGGCACAAAATGACTTGTGGCGTGGCCCTGATTTTGTTGGGGCTTTCAAGTTGCTACCTGTAGCCCTGTTTGTCTTTGCTCTGCCTTTGGCAGTCAAGCCACCACCCGCCTTGACGGACAGCTTTTCGCCTCTGCCAACAGACAGGTTGGGTGACTTCTTTTTACGCATATTCTCTTGTGCCTGACTTATCAATGATGAGAGCCATGTTTCTAGGCTGGATGTCTTCATGGTTGGGAATAGAGACATGTGTCCAGCGGTCAAACTCACGGATACATTGGTCGTAAGGCAGACCAGAATTGATAATGGCAGACACCACTTCATCTGGAGTCATGCCAGGTACACGAATGTCGGCAGCACAGCCATGACGGTGCTGAGACTTGTCGGTAGAACCCACAGCCTTGTTGACCTCGGCAGAGCGGAAAGCTGAGTTAATCATGATGGGTTTGCCACCCAAGACTTCTTTCACCTGCTCCAGAAAGTTTGCCAGACGAACCAGGTTTACCATCTCGTCTTCGTTGGGCGTGTTGTCAAACTCACGGTGGTCGGTGTGGGTGAGTTCTTCGTAGGTAAAGTTTTCTGACAAGTTCATGGTTTTCCTTTCAAGGTTTGGTAGGCTGAGTTGTAGGCATCAATACAGGCGTTGAGTTGCCTGGTGTTGGCATCTCCTTGGTCTGTGATGGCGACAAGAGATTTAGCAATCTCTCTGTCAAGTTCGGCTGTTGCTTGAACGCTATTTCCGCTGGCAGGGGCGGGATTGTCGGGGGTTGATACGGGGCAGATGGTTTTGACAGGAATCCGCAACTGGAGAGCACCAGTGTCAATATCAGTATTGCGCTTTTGCTGAATGAGTTTTGCATTTTGATTTGCCTTTGCAAGTTGAGTGGCTTGTGCATTAACAGCGGCAGTAAGTGCCTGTTCTTTTTGTCTAGCTTCAGCGTTGAGCTTGGCAATCTCTATCTCTTGACGCACTGTTTCATCATGACCGCCTTTGTAATACCCTCCACCAAAGGCAGACACGACAGCCAAAACAATACCAAGCAAAACATAAGGATTGAATAAGCTCATGGCACTTCCGTGGGTGGTAAGTTGGCAGACAAGGGCTTGACAGGCACTTGTGGCACAGGCGGGGCTGGAGGCTTGGCAGGAAGTGCTGTGGCATTGCTTCCGTGGCCTACCGCCATCAACGTACCAATAATGGAAATCATGCTGGTCAGCACGGTCTTCAAGATTTCAAACAAGACTGCATCGTTCTTGGCTTGACCCACCATAGGCTGAGTGACAAAGATGAAGCAGTACAGCACACCAAACACAGCACCTATCAAACAAATGTTGAAACTGATTTGGGTGACAAATTGAGACAGTGCGTGCCAGTCTTCAGGAGTTCTTTTTGAACTTGTCATAAATATCCTTTGGAATCAAGTCTTTAGTGCATGTACCAGAGGCTTCACATGCAGGTGGTTCACATTCAGGCTTTCCCCAATTCTGGGGGTCTTGGCATGGATAGCGATAGCGGTCTTCGCACCCTGTCAAAAACAGGATTGTCGTTAAAAGAATCAGGCTTTTTGTCACGCTTATCCCTTTCCAAGTCTCGGCGCAATCTTTCTACTTTCTCAATTTGCGCTTTAGTTTCATGTTTGACAGCCAGAATGTCAAGATACAAGAAAGCCATGACAGGCAATATCAAACCTAACAAAACAACCAGGAATATGACCGCCATCAAAAGGACTGATTCATTTCCTTCATTCGGTTGAGGAGGAGAAACCAAAGGTGGAGGTATCCAAGAAGAATTACTGTTCCCACCAGCCATGCTGCTTGAGCCTTTAACCTTTCTGCTCGTTGGCGTAGTTGCCATTTCCTGTACCTTTCCTTGGCTTCCTGGGCCAATCGTGCTTGCTCCTGCTCCTCCTTGATAGTGTCTCTCATTTCAAACACTTTTGAGTACAGTGCACCCATTTCGGGCGGGGACTGGTAAACCATTGTTTCCCTGATTGTCACTTCCAGTGCAGCCATCTGGTCAAGCGCCATCACCCTGTTCAGAGCCGCTTCCATGTGGTTCTGGTCAGGGTCGTAGACGTTGCGGGACTTCTCTTCTTCTTGCCTGATATGGGCGGCAAGAGTTTCTTGTAAGCGGAAGAATTCGGTCAGTTGCTTGACCACATCTGCCATGACCTTGGTTTCGTCAACGGCAACAAACTTTTCTTTCTTCTTGGCTACAGGCTTGGGAGCTTCTGGCTTTGCACCAAACAGCTTTGCCCAAAACCCTTGTACTTCTTTGGCTACACCTACAGCCTCATCTACAGTAGCCTTGACCTCCATGAAGGAAGTCTTGGCTTGCTTGTAGAGTTCGCACCCTTCCTTGATTGCAGCAACACAGGCGTTGGCAGCAAAGAGGATGCTTATCGGGTCAATTTACAGACCTTCGCCAGGAACGATATAGGCTTCAGGAGTTCCTGTTTCCGACACAAAGGTAACGTATACAGGGGCTGTGTTGGTGACTTGTGGGCCAGAAATAACCATGCGGGTATCTTGTGGAACAACAACAGCGTACTGAGGAGTTCCGTTTGTCGGAATGGCTACGTTGGCAGTAGCACTGTTAGAGATACGCACGTACACAGGCAAGCCAGTGTTGGCATTCTCATGGTTGACAATCATGTACTGGTTGGACGGGCTGTCAGAGTACATGGTGATTTGCTGAATAGTGGTTGCAGCATTCAGCTTGTAAATCTTACCCATAGGGGTAAAAGCGATGTTATTCGCCATGATTAGTAAACCTTCTTGCCGCCACCTTCAGTAGGCGAATGCTTGGTGTCATAGGTCGGTGTGCCAGAGAAGTCAAACACAGCACGGTAACCACCCTTGGGCAGTTCGCCTGGTTGCCAGCGAGTCATGTGAGAAGTGGCATCCCGTGGAATGGGAGGACGCACAGCAGTGGAAGTCTGCTGGTTTAAATCGTGGTCACGCTGGTGTGGACGATTACTCGGAATCTTGGGGTTGTGATTTAACATTACTTTTCTCCTTGGTTCTCACCGTTAGATAACTGAATATGACATAAATTGCAAGAGTTGTCACCCTTTCCCACCCCAACCCCCACATTGTCCAGCAACCCAGACCAAAGGAGGTGAGCAGAGCAAGAATGGTAATTAAGCGGTCTGAGATGACCACCAACGCTAGACGGATGATTGCTGTTGCGTCCATGAGAATTCCTGTTTAATGTCGGGATAACCATATTATCATGTATCCTCGTCATCGTCTCCAAACAATCCTGCACCGTAACCTTCGTCAGCGTCTTTCATCTTCAGGGCTTCCAGCTTGAGCGCACGGTCAATGACCTTCATCTTGTCGGTGATGGTGGCAGTAGGGTCAACCATGACCACCGCCATCAACTCGTTGATTGCTTTCTCCAGGGCTGGATTTATGCCCTTCTCTTTCTTCTTGCTCATTTAGACAGCTTGCGTCCGACAGCACGTTTGGCAGGTTTGACATCGCCTTTGGTTTGCTTGCGTTGTGCCATCTGGCGGTTGTAGTCTTCAGAAGCTCTCACTTCGTTCTCACCACCCTCACGGGCCATACGTTGTGTTGCTGATTCTTTCTTTGCCATGATTACTCCTTTGGGGGTTCACTGATACGTCTTTGCATTGCTCTTGCAAATGGGCTGTCTGTCAATTCACCAAGCGCAAAACGCTTTGTTCTTGACAACAATGATGTAAGGTCGCCAGGAGGAAGCTGTGCTCCTTCAAACATCCCACGCATGTTTAACTGTCTTCCAGCAAGACCAGCTTCATACAAAGGATGGCTTTCAGGCAAATATTTAGTCAATTCACCTAAACGCTCAAGACTGACGTTACCTTGCAATATGCCGTTCTTTCTTTCAAGTTCCAACAATAAAGAGTTGGCAGCATATTTTTTGTTTGTGTCTTTGAACAAATCTGCTATTTCAGGATTGCTTCTCTCAATAGCTGCATCTATTTCACGCAACAACTGACCAGCTCTGTACTTATCTTGACCAGACAATCTGTACGTCAAGTCAGATAAGTTGCTTCTCAATGCTTGCAGTTCTCGTCCATTAACTCCACCAGCCATAGACACTTGAGGATTTAATGCAGGCTCAGAAGCGACAGTTTCTTCAATGACATTTGGTTTCCAATTAGCACGATAAAACTCTTCTACTTCTTTTGCCAATCCAATATGACCAGTTACACGTTCGTAAATAGATTTCCATGTCTTAGCAACATTGGCAAAGAACTTCTCAACAACAGTTGTAGGTTCTTTTGTTGTGGTTATCCATCGTGAGGTTTGTTCGGCAAACCACTCTGCAAAATTACGCAAATACTTCTGCTCATACTCTCTGCTTGGTATTTTTGTTCTGAAGTCTTCAGAGTACTTCGCTGCCGTTATTGGGCGATATTGTTCAGTCGTTTTTGTGCCAAGCCTTGTGCTTTTACGATGTTGCTCAAAGGCTTTGTAAATTTCTGATTGAACATTTGGCGGTGCGTATCTCAACAAATGATGTTCAGCAACATGACCAAATTCATGCAAAGCAGTGGCAATCGCACCTTCTCTATCCATGCCTGTGCGAATGACAATGTTTCCTGAAGTACCTGCCATTCCGTACGTGTTTCCATCTTTATCTACGCCAAACCAAACCTTTGGCTTGACACCAAGATTCAGATTTTTTGCCAATTCATCAATGGTTTTTTGTACTTCAGATGCGTGTTCAGGCGCATTTTTGGCAGTTGCCTCTACCAAATTTGACCACTCTCTACGCATGTTTGCGCTCATTGGGTCTGGTTCTGACAAAGGCGAAAATGGCTTTTTCTTGTAAGCAGCCAAACGCTGATTCAATGCCTGTATTTCATTCCATCGGCCCAAAATATTGTCAGCAGTCTTTGAGATGCCAGAAACTTTTGCGGGGTCAATAGACGCTTCAAATTCAGCCGCTTTGTTGGCTGCATTGGCAAGAGTCTCATCAATTTTCAATTCTTTTGGCTTTGCTTCTGTACCAAAAATTTCATCGTATTTTGAACCCAGTTGTTTTTGGGTATTTTCAAGATGAGGTTTTGTAACTTTACCAAGACCAGCTTTATTTCCTGTAGCAGAAGTCACCTCTTCGTTGGCAAGAGTTTGATTTTTTCTCATCCTCTTCAAGTCGTAACCAGGTGAACCCAAAGGCTTGACTTCTCTCAACTGACCAGGTTCAAACTCATACCCCATAGCTTCACGTTTTCTTGCAAGCTGTTCAACAGATGGAGTAGTCTTTCCAACAACAGCTTCAACGCCTCTACGAATGGGATATGCAGCACCAGTCCTTAAACCTTTGCCTAATTCTTCGGCTCTGGAAGTGGCTCTTTGAATAGCGGGTAAAGCGGCTACTTGCCTTGCAGCGGGAGCGGCAGCTTGCATTGCGCCTTCAACAGCGCCACCCATTCCCAACACGGGCGGCAATCCTTCTAATGCCTTGCCTAATTTTTCAGCAACAGCCTGACCACCACGGGTTTTGAATTGATACCCGTACTTTTGCATAAAGTCAGCCATAGGCTCGGCTTTGCCACCAGTAGCTACAGCACCAATCAAACTGGCAGGTATGTTTTGAACCATTGATATTGGCACTTCAGGGGCTGCCAATACTTGTTCAAAAAATCCTGGCTCTTGCTTTTTGGCAACTTTTGCACGTTCTTTTGCTTGTCTTTCGCTTACAGCAAGACTTTCTTTTGTCGGAACTGATAAATCTACAGGCGCAGCAGTATCTCTCGCATCAAACTTATCAAAAGGATTTGATGTGCTTGCAGATTTATCAAATGCGTCAAAAGGATTTGTAGCCATTACATTCCCTCTGGCAAATAGCCATATTTTGATTTGAACTGCTCTTTGAACTCAGGATGTTGTTTCAAATACTGAACAGCCTCTGTTGGAGCTTGAACTCTACTGGAAGGTTGAGGTGCAGAAGCGGCAGATGGTCTTTTCTTATCAACAAAAGTCTGTCTGACAATATCAGGCAATCTTGTTTCAAAGTCATGCCGACCTGTGGCAGATTCATAATGTGCTCTTGTTGTATCAAGGCGGCTATAAATCAATTCTTTGACTGTATCAATAGCACCTTGCAACTGTGCTGGAGACTTGATTTCACTGAAAATTTGTTCAGCTTCTTTACGGTCTGCCAATGCGCCAGCAGTACCCGTAATAGCTTTAACAACTTCACCCGCAACAGCTTGTTTTGCAGCGTTGAAATTGGTTACTTCTGGATTTCCAGTTTGAACAGCAATGTAATTCAATGCTTGGTTGGCAAGTTGTGTATCTTTGTTATTCAGAGCTTCACCAAGAGTCTCTAAACTTTGCAAGTGACCTGCAACTGTTGTAAACGCTTGCAACTGTTTTGCACCAGTACCGTTGGGATTGGTGTAGTTCCTCAAAGCTAAATCACGCTGTCCATAATCCATTTCGTTGTAATTTGGATTGATTTGACGGACACGGGCCATGATTTGTGGACGAGTTTTGTCTCTCAAACCTGGTGGTTTTTGTGCATAGTTGGCAATAGCTTGTGCGCTACTTTCAACGTCACTTGTCACATTTGCACCAGCAGGGGCTGTACCCAGACCAGCTTTTACACCTGCTCTGAAAGCAATCTCAGCTTCTTTTGCTTTCAGTTTTTCATACGATTCAATGCCTTTATCAATACCCTTGTGTAAATCTTTTACGGTGTTGTAAGCATTGAGCAAATAACCTTTGTCAAGTTGAGCCTGAACAATGGCACTGCCAGCTTTGACAGCAGCCATCTTTGCTTCTGCCATTGCAGCATCTTTGTCGATAGGTGCTAACTTGATAGCATCTTCCATCTCTCTGCGGAACTCTTCATGTTTCTTAATCATGGCCTTGAAGTTCTTATCAAACTCTGTGGCTTCTTTTTTGTACAAGTCACCACGACCTTTTTGATAACCCTCAAGCATGGCATTCATGTTTCCCAATGCCATCTGTGCATTGTTCTTGCCAGCAACTGCTCCAATCACGCTGATTAACGAAAACAAGCCAGCAATATCTTGCACATTGTCTTTTGTTGGAACAAACGCAGGAAGTGGTTCTGTTTCTAGTTTGCCTTGATATGCTTGTTGAGCACCACGAATATCTTCAGCTTGTTTTTTTGTACTTTCTTGTTCAGCCGTAGCAATCATTTCTTCTTGCTGTTGCTTGGCTTTTGCCGCACGACCTTCTGCCTCAGTAATACCAGTTTGAAGCTGCGATTCACTTGTAATGTATGGCTCATCCAAAACTTGCCGTGTACGCAAAGATTTGGCTAATCCTGCATCAATATCAGATTTTGGTTCTTTAACAGCTTGTGTTGCCATGATTAAGCCTGTGGTGTGGGTTGAGCAGGTGCGCCAGCGGTTTGAGGAGCAACACCGTACAAGGTACGCATGATGTTATTCATGTAGTTACTGCTCAACTGTTGGACATACTGGTCAGCTTGCAAACCAGATTTGATAGCACCCAAAGCAATGTTGTCTCCAATGCCAGACAACTTCAATCCGTAGTCGTACTGCTGTTGCAACAAATTATTACGGAATGCTTCTATTTGAGCGGCTGATTGCTGTGCGCCTACACCGCCACGGGAAGAGGCCTGTTGTGCCAACTGAGCCTGAACCGTTTGCATTTGTTGCTGTGCGGCAGGAGTCAACTCGCCACGTTGGGCAGCGGCAGAAAGTTGTTGGCCTTGTTGCTGATATGGACGAGCCATAGATTGCATTTCTTCTTTGGCAGCTTGACCTTGTTTGGCGGCTTTGTTTGCCATCAAAGTGGCAGCTAAAGACTGAAGACCACCCACACCCAATTTTTCCAACCTGTCACCTTTGGACAAATAATCTTTCAACTTGTCCATGTAACCTGGTTCGGTAGGAGCAGGTTCTGCTACTGGTGGCTTGCCGTAATCAGGGCCGTAAGTTGTTACGCCTGTTGGTGTTGGGCCAGCAGTGACTGTTGGTGCGGCTGTAGGAACAATCTGAGGAAAAACTTCAGGCCTTGCATACGATGCCGCCATAGCAGCAGGGTTGTATGCTGGAGCAGGTGCAGGAGCAGCGGCTGGAGCAGGTGGTAAATCTGTGCCTACAGGGGCAGCGGCTGTCTCAACAGGCTGAGTAGTTACGTCACCAGTAGGGAAGTTAGACTCAAAAGACATGCTCTCATCTTCAAAAGATGGAATGCCAGTGTCAGCATGGGGTTTACCACTACCACCTTGAGCTTTGAGCAAGGCAGCTTCTTCTGGGGTGATGTAGGCAAGCATGTGCCCTTCAGGAGCTTTTGCTTGAAGCAATTTAGCAATCTGACGCACATCTGCGCCCATGCGGGTCATTTTCTTTAGCGTTGCCATTTAGACTCCCAGAGCATCTTTGAGGCGCAAGGAGGCCTCGTTCCACACGTTTTGACGGGCCTTGCCTGATTCTTTACTCTCAATTTCACCCGCTCCACGCTCTCCTGTCAAGCCGACAGTAGTGCCTGTCGTAGCACCTCCAGTGGGTACAGGAGATGTACCGCCAGCAGCAGGTGCGCCTGGGACTTTTGGCCCAAGACCAAACAATTCTGACAAAGCGCCAGAAATAACTGGTCTTGCAAGGGCTTCTGTTGTCTTTGAAATAGCAGGTTCAGGTTTAGCTGTAACCGTGGTTGGCTCTTTGTAAGGCGTTTCTGGTGTTGTGCCTGTAATAGATGTATCAAAAGAAGGTGGAGTCAGCTTGTCAGCAGCAGAAGTTGCCGCAGGTTGCAATCCACCTGTATCTGTACCCGCTACTTTACCTGTGCTTGGTGGCACATAGGGAGACTTTGCCAAAGAAGGGGGCAAGATAACGTTAGGGTCAACAATCAAGCCAGAAGCACCACCCATAGAATCCATTGTGGCTGGTACTTTGTCAGTCAAGCCAAGACCGCTGACTTTTGTTTGGTCACCAGCAAGGGTAGTTCCTGCACCTGGAACGGCTTTGATGCCACCACCAGTTTCAGGAGGAGCTAATGCTTCCTTGCTGTATTCAATAGCGCCAGTAGTTCCACCCGCAACAACGGCAGAAGACAACCCGTCTTTCAAAGCATCACCTAATGATTTACCAGAAGCAACCGCAGATATAACAGTAGATGTAGATGCACCAGCAGCAGAGGAGGCAACTTTTGCCAATGTGGTGCTTGCTCCAGCTTCAGTAGCGGCAGTACCAGCGGCACTACCAGCCTGACCGCCTACATAACTACTTACAGCAGCTTTTGCAATATCTTCAATTTTCCCGCCATTCATGGCAGATACAGCGGCAGAAGCCACTACAGGTGGAACACCCAGAGCAGTCAAAGCTATGGTTTCAATTACAGGCAAAGGATTTTTAACAATGTTTGTAATGGTGTTTCCAACAAAATTTAACGCTTTACCAAGAAGACCTCCAGTGTCTTGGCTAAGAGAACGCATAGGTTTTCCAGTCAAGACATCAGTTGCTGCTCCAACTACATTTGATACCGCTTGTACTACGCCACCCATCATTTCACCTCTATGGTTAATTGATACTGAGCATTGCCCTGTGCACCAGGCACTTGCTTGACTTGTACAGGAATCTTTGCGGCATTTAACACACGGGCAATCTGTGAGTTATCAGTGGTTGTGATGCCTTGTTTGAATCCTGCTTTTTTCATGGCTTCGTACAAGTCTTGTACAGACGCAATCAGCTTGTCTGGTGTCTCAGCAGTAGAGATATGCACTTCAGCAACACCAGGTTGCATGATTGTGTAAATCAACAAGGTATTGCCAGAACGCAAAATTCTCATCTTGCCTGAATCTATACCCTGCTTCAAAGCTGCATAGACAGAATCAAAATCACCGCCAGAAGACTCTACATCTTTTTTGAGAATGTCCAGCATGGGCATGTTGTCCTCACCCTTTTGCTTTTGCATTGTCTGCATTACGTCTGCCATATCAAACTCCCAAAGATGCTGCTATTTGTTGATGAATGGTCTGGTGAACACCAATCCAGTCATAAAAGTCCTCTTCCACATTCCAATCACTATCAAGCAACTGGAACGGATTATCCAACCCTAAGATGCTTGCCAGCCTTTGATGTTCCTGGTTATGCACATACAACCAGTCATCCAGGTTATTCACATCGGCATCTGTCAACGGGTACTTCTGCACGGCAATACCGTTGTCACCCAAGATTTCGTAGAACAACTGGTGCTGCACACCGTTTTCAAACAGGAACTCACCGAGGCCATCTTTGTCCCCAAACTTCACGTAAGACAATGCCTCCATGTTCAATTTTTGTCTGCCTTGTTGTCTAGCTTGTTGAAGATTTGTTTGAGAATATCTTTGACTTCAGCAATGTCATTGCGGTAATCATCTTTTGCCACATATTCTTTAGGTAATTCATTTATCTTGTCCTCCAGTTTTTGAATCTGTCTGGTCGTTGTATTGATAACGTACACGGCAAGAAAGCCAGCAATGCTGACTATTCCGTTAAAGATTTGTTGGTTATCCATGTTAAACACCGTAATAAGGAATTTTCACAACAGTAGCGTTAGCTAACGTGAATTGCAAATAGCCAGCAGGAACAAGAGGAAGGCTTGCAGTTGGCATTGCAGCAGTTGATGAAGCTGTTTGTGAAAGAGAGTTAATAGTTACGCTGTTGTTTCCATTTACAACCATCGCACTTGCTGTAGACCCACTTGAGTTTGCAACAAAGTGAATAGAGTTAGCTGACCATGTAGACAGAGCTAAATCTCCACCATAAGCAACCAAAAATGATGCGTTAGGAGAAGACACAGCATTGTTAGGAAAACCCGCAGCAGAATAACTGTAGGTTGTACTGTTTGTTCCTAAGTCACTGTAAGCACTAAAACCATCATTGATGGTAGAAACACTTGCATACGATGTGTTGCTGTTATTGGTGTTCTGTATAGCAACATAAGAATAAGTAGAACCGTTACCTACAAAGCTAGAAATGATGCCTATATCAGAAGAAGATAGGTTTCCACCAACATTAAGTGCGCCAGTGTTAGATGATGTTCCTCTATAAGTAACATTGACGTTACCAGCACTTACATTTGTAAGTGTTGCGTTACCTCCAGTTATAGTGACATTACCACTTACGAAGTTTGTAACATTTGCCGTAGCAATGTTTGCTGTTCCACTTACAGTAATGGTAGTGAAGTCTCCAGTGCTTCCACCGTCAACCTTTTGCCAAATACTTCCGTTAAAAACTGCCCAGTCACCTACACCCCACAAAGTAGTTCCATCTAGGTTTGTAGAACCAGCTACAGACACAACATAATAGTAACCCTTGGTTCCTACGCTAGAAGTAAGCGTAGGATTGTTTGTAGATGCGTTCCAAGTGCCTTGATATACAAGTGCGCCTGTTACTCCTGTTTGGGCTACCGTCTTTAACATGATTACATCCCGTCACCTGGCACGATATACACAGCCGCAGTGCTACTGCTTGTGATACCAGTAAAGTAAGCGTTAGGAACAAATGAAAGAATTTCATCTGTGCCTGGCAATAAAGGTATAGATTTACCTGTAGTGGTGACTACAGCAGTGTTTGCAGTAGCACCAGCAGAAGTGTCTCCATAGCCTAGAAACACAGTTACAGACCCGCTATTGATGATGCGGTACTGGTTACCACCAAGCGTAGTAGAGACTGCCTGTATAGGCGTAGGCGCAGATGTGTCGGCAGTAAAGACCACCGTGTTACCTGTCTTGGTAAATGCTTGTGTTCCCATTACTGACTTACCTCATCTGCGGGTAGTGGTGTGTTGCCAAGCTCCAGCCAGCGGAGGTATTCTTGGTAGTCACGATTACTTGGGTTAAATGGAATAAATGCGTTGTCTGACAAACGCTGAACAATATCTGGTTGTTGTGTTAATTTATACATTTCATAACTCCGAATCAGCAGACCAATGAACAGCAATTCTATTTGTTGCCCCAGAACCAGCAGGAGTAGATGCACTTATTGCAAAAGAACTTTCTCCAGCCATCCATGCTGATGTAGCTGTACAGTTCACTCCAGCGTTTTGGTCTCTTGCAAAAGCATTTGCTGCCGCTGGATTGTAAAAAGTAACAGTTGCCGCAGTTCTTTTATTAACCTTATATCTTGTATCTCCAAAAGCCATTCCGCTTAATGGCCCAGGAGATGAGGCTACTGCCGTACCGTTATAAGTTCCTGAGTTTTGCGCTACTGCTGTACCAATATCAAATGATTTCTCATAATAGCGTTGTGCTAATTGCAATTCGGTTGTATACGGCCTGTAATCAAAGCTCGTTGCTGTTGAGCCTTTCTCAAGCTGGACACCTGTGATGTAGAAAGTAGCACCGTTTGTTCCGACAACTGATGTTGCGCCTGTGACTGAGAAATAAATATTTCCTGACCATACGCTAGAAGTTGTACTATAAGTCGCACCAGACCCTAGACTCCATAAAATTTCAACACCCTCTCCATTTGTTGCCCCAACCCAAGTACCAGAAGTATCACCAGCAATAGTTATGGTTTTTTGTTCCCATGTATTTGCAGATGAAATTGTGTATGAAAATGGATATGAACGATTATTTGCAGAATTTCGTAATCCCCCGCCAAAAGTTCCAGTAAGGCTTGAACGAACCCAAAAAGAAAGCGTGACAGTAGCGGCATTTGCAGTACCCCATGCCATATCTGCAAAGTTAAAGCCTTCAATTCTTTGAGCAGTTAAAAAAAAGTCTCCTGTAAGAATTGAGTAGGCAGACGATGATGTAAAACCTAGATAGTTACTAAAACCTACCGGAGGCGTTACAGAACCAGCATTTTGTTGTGCGGTAAATTTGCTTGATTGTGTTGCGTAAGTAAGAAATCTATCTATAGGGTATACGTTATTTGAAGTTGTCGGAGTTACTGCCGCCCCCGCATTCCTCTGGTCAATCACCATCGCACCATTGATGATGCGGTTTTTGAAGCCAAATGTACTCAAAGAAGTAAATAAACTTGCTGTGATATTTCCAGTTACAGCAGTATTACCCAACACTGTTTCATTACTTGTAACCACAAGCGTAGATACGTTTGCAGTGCCACTTACGTTAGCACCAGTAATAGTCACATTACCACTGCTGATAGTGACGTTAGTGAGCGTCACATTACCAAAAGAAGTTACTGTGTTACCTAGCTGTACAGCGGTATTACCGATAGTAACAGGGGTAGCAAAGTTGGTGTCTAGTTGCGATAACGGAATTGCCGCAGTCGCAGTACCGAAAATATTAGGAACAGCCATTTTAGAACCTCACTCTCAATTCGTGTTCAAACTCAATCGTGTTAATAGTAAATGCAGGGTCAGAAGAAGTCATCGTCAAACCCAAATACTTACCATACTGTTGTGCATCTGACTTGTACAGGGCATACCCCGCACTTGTCAACCACCCTATTGTCGCCAAACTGTTGTTCTGCCAAGGGATTGTTGTCCCTGAATTGTTGTACCAAGTCACACTGTTGTTCAACGTGTAAACAGGACTAGAACCGCTCTCACTATCCACGGTTACATTTAACGTGCCTCCTGTAGTGAGAGTAGCCTCAATACCAAACTTTAATGCTTGCTTGGTACGGATAGGGTCTTTCATGGGAGACAGGGATGTCTGTATCTGGCTAGAGACATTTGCAGTTGCATCCCCGTACAGCTTATACAAAGCCGTATCCGTCACCCCATACAAGCTAATCAACCCGCCTACAGGAGCAGATGTTGTGTATGTCAGCGCACCCTGGCTGGTGATAAACCACTTCTTTTCAAAAAACACCGCCTGTACATACCTGCCACCTGTAGCGTAGGGGTAGGTTGAAGACAAATAGAAGTTGAATGCCGCACACAGGATGTTGTTGAGCAGGACTTGACCGCCTGTAATGGGCTTGGTGAAGTCGATATAGGGAAAAATACCGTCAAGCTGGTCAGAAATCTTGCTGGTAGTAGAGCCGACAAGGGCATACACACCGTAGTTGTTCATGAACAACACTGAACGGAAGTAGGGAAAAACCGCATATTTCAGCTTGCTACCGACAGAAGCAGACACGTTGGTGTTGGTAAACAGGGTAGAACCTGTAGTAGTTACCCTAACATCCGAGAACACGTTGATGCTGTCATCCCCGTAGATATACAGGAAGTTGTTGGCAGACATCATGTACTGGATGTTGCCGTGCAGAGTCGAATCTGAAAGTGTCAGAGAGCCAGCAGAAACAGAAGTGAAGTCAGTAGGGGTAACGCTGGACGAATACGTCACCGTGCGCCCTGTAGACACCCAGACACGACCAGAAAAGGTAGCCACGCTGGAAATCTGGTCTAAGTTGGGAACACCTATGGCTGTAGCAGTGGTGTTTCCTGTGGGTGTGGGAGGTGCGGCAATAGCAATGGTGGGCACACTGGTGTAGTTGTTGCCTACGTTGGTCATGATGACCTGTGTGACTGCATTACCGTACACGATGGCTGTCGCAGCGGCATTTGCACCGCCACCACTGGTGATTGTGACGCTTGGAGGTGAAGCAGGGTTGTATCCAGACCCGCTATTTGTAACCTGAATGGCAAGCGCACCCTTGGTGAAGGTCAAAACCTGGGCAATAGCATTTGCACCGCTACCACCACCACCTGTAAGAGTCACTGTAGGTGCTGCTGTGTACCCGCTACCACCGTTGGTGATGGCAATAGAGGACACGGTATTGGCTGTGATGGTGGCTGTGGCTGTAGCCTGGACACCATTTGATTGATTGGGGGCTGAAATAGTGACTGCTGGCGCAGTGACATAGCCTGTACCCCTGTTTGTGAGGCCAATCTGACCTACACCGCCCACAGCAAGCAAGTCAGTGCCATTCCAGGTAAACAAGCCCTTGTCAGGGTCACCTATAAAGACTTCCTCGTTCTTCCACTGTGCAACAGAGACGTTTGAGGATGAGAATGTGCCAGTAACAGCCACATTTCCTTTTGTAGCCATATCTACTTTGAAGTATTCACCCCGTCCGTTGGCTTCAAAAGCCAGAATGTAGTCAGACAAGCCCAGATTGCAACTGGTCAGGCTGGTGACTACATTGCCAAACGACACAGCGGCATTACCAGAATCTTTGACAGTAGTTTGAGCAGGAACAATCTTGATGTTGCCAAAGCCAATAGGCATGGCGTTCTCAATCCAGGAGAACTCTTCCTCGTCAATAGCTGTTCTATTGGCCTTGGTGTTCAGGCCTTTGAAGTTCTTATAGACAGCATAAGATTTTTTTTGCTCTGCTGCTGCCATGATTAGAACGTGCTGTAGGGGTCAGGGATGCGCCTTGTATAGACAGAGTTCAACACTGCCTGTACATGCTTGAGATATTCTTGTTTATAGATTTCAGCCTCACCATAACTCTGCTCTTTGTACTTGGCTTTGTAAGCCGCATAGAAAGCCACAGGTGTGGTGTAGGGGTCTTGAATAGGGTCAACAGCGTTAGGCGTGTTCAGACTCAGTGCTGTTGGCAAGATGGTCGTGTCAATCTCAACAGGATAAGATTGGTCAGGCACAGGGCCAATGTAAATCTGTTGTTGTCCGTAGACAGAGAAACATACGGGTCTGCCGACATAGTTCTGCCAGTAGCGCAGTTGTGCGTTGAAGTTTGACCAGGGCAGGTAGCGCAGGGGAATGCGGCTGTTACCCCAATAAATAGTGACGTTCAGGATGTCCAGGGTCGTGCCGTTAGACAAAGTGGCAAACGGAATAATCTCAGCAGGGCCAGAGTATGTCAGTTGTGCCGTACCGTCAGTGAACGGGGTGGACGGTGGGAACGTGTAGTTGGCAGCAGGGTAGGGAGGTGGTGTTGTGCCAAGCGTTCCAGATTGGGTAACTTGGTAAATGAAGATGTTGGAGAAGACAAACTGACCAGCAGTTACGGCTTGTCCAGCAGTCCAAATACTTGCAGGTACGCCAGTGTTGGAAATTGGGGTGGAGGTAATTTGCAGGGTACGCAAGCACCCCGTATCTCTCGCTACTCGCTCACGGGCATCGTTGATGTAGTCCGTCAGCTCCGAAGTAGACCAGAATACAGCGTTTGCGTCATGCAAGAGTCGCTGTACTTCCGTAATGTAGGAAGAGAGAGTTGCCATGTTACCTTCATGTTAAGCAACCCTCTGATTGACCTTTCCCTCACCACGCTTTTCAACGTGGAGAGGTACTACGCCAACCGCCGAGGGTAACGAGCGGTTCTTTGTTGGAGGAGTTTCAGAAATTTCAATCTTTCTGAACTTCTCCGTTGCTTCTTCAAGTTCGCTGTGCAGACGTATCAAGCCCAACTGGACAAGATACTTCTCTTTATCGTCATCTCCGTAACCAAGAACATGCTTGGCTGTTTGCAACGGTATCTCTACCGTCTTGCCGACAGGAAATTCAATCGCAACAAAGTTGTACTCAAAGTTCAAGTCTTTGTTGGAGTTGTTGGTTACGTAGACAACTTCTGTCATAGTGATACAACGTCACCGTAAACTGTAATATCAACAGTGTTGTTTGCCGCAGCACCTGTGTTCACACACACAAACAAAGGAGTTGTATAAATCTTGGTTGACGTATTTGCAGTCAATGCCAAGTCTTGATACAAGCCAGTGCCTGTGATGTTAGAGAGCACAGTTGCGTTAGAAACTGCGTTTGCCAAGTTACCATCATTACTTGTAAAGATGGTGACGTTGGCAGCAGCAACACTTCCGTTGGCATTAGCAGCGGTAATACGGCGAACGATGTAGCCAGTACTGACAGTATTGATAACTGCGATGGCGTTACCAGTGTTTCCCACCGCAACGGGTGGGTTGGTAGAGCCAACAGCAAAGCTGCCAAAGCTGTCTGGGTACAGTGCGCCTACATGGTTTGCGTTCATACCGTCTCCTATTAGCTGTTGTAAGTACCAGAGACGTTCACACCACCGTTGATGGTCAGAGCGGTCACAGCACCAGCGCCAGCAATAGTAGATTGTGCAAACACGTTCACGCCATCAGACAAAATCATGCCGCCAGTGTTATTGGCAAGCAGAGTTGTAATAGCAGAACCGTTGTTGGCAGTAATCACTACGTTAGCAGCGGGGAACAACAGGTATGTACCTGCGGGAATCACTGTACCTGCGTTTGCAGCAGTCAGAGACACGTTGGAGAAGTAAGCACCAGCAGTGTTGGTGGTTGCATTCGCCAGAATGATTTTGTTCATTGCTAAAGCCATGTCTTTTTCTCCTTACAGTGAAAGGTAGTTGTAACCCGTCACCTTGGTCA